GCACATCTTCCCACAGGAAGTTAATACCTGATGAAAGTGTTGTGCTTACAAGTGGTTCTGCAATTGACTGCTTGATAACGTACATTGGACGTACAAGAACATTGAATGTCCATAAACGAGTTAAATCGCGATATACTTCCTGAGCAGCGTTCTTGCCAATCTGCGCACCAGCTTTTAGTGCGCTTGGCTCTACTGCAAGGGCAATCTGATTTTCAATATTATCCCAAGGAGTAAAACGATATGATTCAGCTATTTGGCGAAGTGTCTGTGGGTCTACAAGAATACCTGTACCATTGTAGTCAACACCATAACCAATTTGCTTTACAGAGTTTAAACCAGTATTGATATTCTTACGGAATTGCGCAAAGTGACTTGCGATTTCCTTATCATCATACCATCCAGCCTTGTAAGCAAGAATTCGACCAATTTCTTCATCAATTGATTCAAGTGCTTTAACTTCATCAACACCAAGTGAGCGCATGTAGGATTCTTCAAAGCGGCGACGAACATCGCCAACTTTCTCAAATACGCCAGGTGATGTTTCAATCTTAGCATTACCATCACGGAAAATCTTTAAGTTATTTAAGAATGCATTAAGTTCAATGCGACCATCAAGTGGGCGCATACCAGAAAAAGTTACGAAACCTAGTGGTGCTACTTCATCTTGACGACGTGTCCACTTAACAAGTTTAACAGCCATCTTTCCAGGAGCGCCAAGAGTTGTTTCTAGGAAGTCTGCAGACTTGTTAAAGGTTGTACCGTATTCGCGGAAGCGACCAGTTTCCTTAATGTTTCTAACAGTCTGTCCAACCTTAATTAAAGCAGACTTAGCAAAGACTGGCTCTTTAGGCATGTATGCCTTGCCGCCAATTTTAATATTATAATCTTCATCAAAGAATGCATCGCGAAGTTTAGCAAACTGTGGATTATTCTGAATAGCAGCATCATATGCAGACTTCAAACGTGGAACTGCTGGACCTTCTGGAATGTATGAACTTCCAGTTGCGATGTACTTGTTCTTTAATTGACCTGCAGTATCTGAGAACTCAAACATCTTATCAATATCTGTTTCTGCAAGACGTGCCATTGCAGCAAGGTCACCCTTATCTGCAAGAATCATATCCTTAACTACTTTAGCATCTTTAGCATCATGAATAAGAGGAATTAATCTCTCATTGGTGCTATACTTGCTAACAATATCTGTAATTGTACCCCAGTCTTTGGAGTCAGCAAGAACAACCATATGATTGCCAGAAATTGTTTGAGCACCAGTAGCACCGTTGGTGGTTGCATAAGCAATACCATTGTCCATATCGGTTGCTAAGTCATCAATAGTTTTCTTAGCAGTTGATAGGCCAATGCGTGTTCCAACTGGTTGTACAACAGTAAGATTAGCCGCTTTGCCAGCAAGACCGATAGCCTTGTTACCAACTACAAAGTCACCAATACCTGTAAACCAACGACCTACAGCATTATCGACATAGTTCTTTTTGATGCTTTCATCATTCCACAAGTCAACCTTATCAAGGTCAATCTTACCTGTTGAAAGAACTAAAGAAGATATTCCAGAAATTGGAGTTAGGTCTGACTTAGTTAGAGCCTGAAATGCTGATACTTTAGCACTGCGATTGTATGCAGCCTTGATATCAGAAAATTGAAAACCTGCTTCGTATTCACCCTTTTTGTAAAGTGGTGAGTCTAAATCTGTTAGAAGTCCTAGAGTTGATACTGGACGAAATACGTAAGGAGACAATACATCTTGGTTTAACTTTATAGCACCCTTTAGAAGTAAGTCGCCTGCACCCTTAGTAGTCTTTTTAGCAAGACCAAAACCTGGCACATTGCTTAAAGTGTTATCAATATTTGCAAGTCCATCTTTAACTAAGTTATGAAGAGCCTGTTCTTTCTGTAACTCATCTTCACTTAGATAACTGCCACCGCCAGTCAGGCGCTTGGCTACGGAGCCGATGCCAGATGTGAAGGTATCCCACAACCCCATTACGGCCTCCTAAAATTTGTTTTTAATATAATACTTTTCGTTTCCACCCTTAACATCTTCTCCAGTAAGACCTACGATAAACATATCGCGTTCTTCTGGTGATGCCCAAGGGATTGCCGCAAGTTCCATAACTATTGCAGCATTCTGATATCCAAGCGAGTTAGCAAACTTATCGATATTATCGAAGTAACTGCCAGGAGCAAACATCATATCTGACATTATAGACCTGCTAGATAATTAACAAATCGCTTAAATGAATCTGGTGCGTTTGGTGACTGAGCAGCAAGTGCTAAATCTGGTAGATAATCTTTTACAATCTGCATGTTTTCTTGCGGACGTGTGTTGTTCTGAAATTGCTTTGGTAGCGCTTCTGAACCAGGTCCAGGACCAAAATCTAAACCTGCAGTAATTGGCTCTGATGGATTAATTGTATCATCCATTAATGTACCAAGTTGTGGCATATTAATTCCACCATAAGGACCTTGTGGTTTAGGTGTATTTGCTTGAATTGATTGCATAGCCTGATTTCCTGCAACACGCGATTGATTTAATTCTTGATTTTGGCCATAACCGAAACCTGTGTAGTTACCACTTTGTCCCGCTCCGCCAGTTGCTGATACATTTGCAGGATTATTCTGTGGGGCATTAGGGCGATATCCGCCACTATTCTTATTGCCTGCCATTGTATCTCCTAATTCTTATATTGTTCTACTGTGTAAAAAGGTGCTGCTGTAAATGCACTAATATTTGCTGCAACTTCTAAAGCATTTAATGGACTTGCTCCCATATAAAGCGCACCAAGTGCATAAGGTCCACCAGAACCTATAGCGTAATATCCTCTTGCATCTCGAGTAACCGACAAATCTTGGTCCACATCAAATAACTCACCATTACATGCAATAAGAAAATGAAAGCGTTCGCCTTCTTTTTTGTCATGCGCTTCATCAAAATTATATCCATTCTTAGATAATACTTCTCGTAAAGAAGGCATTACCTTAGTAATCATAAACTTATAGATATTCTGTTTATCTGCAGCAAGTAGACGAGGTGGTATCCACATATTTTGTACAATATCGCAAGGCAATACTTCACCACTACCAGCAATTAGAAATGCGCCACGTTCTGCGTACTTCATCATATCTGGATGTGAATAAATACGTCCATCATCATCTGTGACGCGTGAGTCAACTGCAATTATAGCGCAGTCTGGCTTTTGCACACCAACAATAGTTGTCATCGTCCCTTTACTTCCTACTAGCCTCTAGTAGTAACTCTTCCTGTTGCTTTACCTGAACCACTTAGTGTAGATAAAATTGTTTGTAAATCTGGTGGTGGAGTAGGTGCTGCCATAGGAGAGCCTCCTACTGGAGCAGCGGCTGGAGCAGGGGACGGCTGCTCAACAGGGGAAGGTGCGGCCCCAGCAGGAGGAACTTGTTGCTCTGGAGCAAAGGTAGTAGCGACTGCATCTTCTAGTGCTTGTCCCTTTTGACGTGCAGCAATAACATCAGCAATCTTCTTGATAATAGGTGATGGGTCTGCGCCATTAACAGTCATTGAAGGAATAGCCTGTGCTAGTGCTGTAATACCACTTAGCAATGAACCACGCATATTCTCAACTTCAATCTTCTCAACTTCTTGAGATACATTGACAGTAAATGGTAATTCGCGCATAGCCATATCTTTAGAGATAAGACCGCCACCAAGTGCTTGTAGCATAAAGATAAGTCCCTGGGCTGGATTTAAACCAGCAAGCATACCATAACGAACATCTGCAGAGTAATCACCCTTGATGTCTTTCTTTGGATGGTATGTAATTTCATATGGTGAGCCAGAGTCTACACCACGAATTGTCTTCTCGACTGAGTATGCAACCTCATCTACTTCAAAGCAGATAGATACTACATCGCGTAGCGCAGATGCAAAGATTGCCTGTGCAGACTTAACTTGGGTATCAAATGCACCCATAAGTGCTTGCACACCTTGACCTGTAACAATTGAAGCATCAATGTTACCTGAACGACCTTCTGGATAACGAGTACCAGCGCGTAGTTCTTGATTAAGAAGTTGTCCCTCAGCAAAAGCAGATTGTGGAACTGAAAGTTCTACACGACGAACTCCAGCAGGGTTAGCGGTACGAATAACCGCATCGCCACCCAACTGTAGCTCTTGAACGTCTTGTGGTAATACAATCGGTGCTTGAACGCTCTTCTCCGCTGCTTCCATTGCAAGTAAAGCGAAACGGTTGCGAAGAAGTTGAATACCAAGTACGTCGTCGAATTGTCCTCGCAGTTCGCCATCAATAGATGGGCGACGCGCCACGACAACCATCATCTTGCCCAGCGGATTTGCTGCGCGAGATAAAACAAGGTTGCCCTTTTCAGGCAAGTAGATTACAGACTGGTCTTTATCGTAATAACGAATCATCTCAGTCTTGGCAGTTAAGTCCTGCTTGTAGCCATCACGACCTAGGATTTGGCTATCATACTCTGGGAACTGTGTTACAAGTTCACCTAGAGTCATTATATAGCGTTTAGCAAATGCCACACAGCGTCCATAGCGGTCAAATTCAGGGTATGCCCCGATTGGATTTTCTATGCGGATACGCGGCAGTTTTGCTTCTTCGTCCAATTCAATCATGAAAGGAACGAAACCGTATGTGATATACCAGTCAGCACCAGAGTACATCTGGACTGCTAAGTCGGAATGGTTAAAATAATTAGATGCAATGCGAGTACGCTTATCAGCAAACTTACGTGCTCTGTCATTTACAGAGTTAGCAGATGAGCAGTTGATTGCAGGAAGTGGAGCCATAACCTCAGATAGGTCACGTGCTACAACATCAATAAAGTTAGCAACTACGTTGGCATCTACACCTTCTGGAAAGAAATCTGGATAGACGGATGCAATCTCGCCTTTACGTACAGCAAGTACGTCTTGGTTACGAGCATCACGACCCACATTGCGGTAACGTAACGAATCGACACGTGCCGCTACCTGTTCCATTGATAATGCCATTTGAATCCTTTAGTTAAAGTTATTTATTGCGTTTTAAAGTTTTAGGACCGCGAGCAGCTTCTATTTTTGCTCTCTGGGTATTTGATACCCAGTTTGGAATTTTCCTACTTGGATTTTTCATAAGTTCAGCAATAATTCGTTGTTT